ATCACAGTCTTCCATGTTAGTAGCTATGGGGTCTGGGTATAAATCCCAACAAGATACAGATTCTATTTTAGGTATGTCTTTACCGTAAGGTGTATATACTTTACCTTCTCCCTCTACATTCTCCCATTTATGAACTGTTTTTGTATGTGTAAATGGGCCTTTTACAATACCTGTACCCATCAATACAGATTCAAATATAGAATTACGCAGAGTAGTTACAGCGTTGGTGTTGGTAAGTTGATCGTGTATTACCTTTTCCATACGCAATGCCGCCTCCTGTGCAGGAGATATTTGTGGTTCTCCTACTCTAGCCTTACCTTCTGCTAAAGGAGCACCTTCATATTTAGGTGCTACTCCTCCTAAATAATCTAAATCAACGGAAATTTTTTATTTGCAAACAATATGTCCACAATCTGTCCGTAAGCAGCTAACACTTTAGTCTTTGTTATTTTTACAAATACTTTAGACTTTTCAGTGTTTGTATACTGCGTAGTAGAGTCATAAATACCTCTGAAGTTTTTATAGGCTTTCAACCATCTTTCTTCGTGTACTAACCTACCATCTTCGGCTTCTCTTTGTCTTTCTTTTATGTATCCAACAAGGCCGGGAGCATTCTCTTCTCCCATGCCTTCGGATGCATCTACTGGATCACTCATTTATTAGCCTTCTGAGCCTTGATAGCCCTGTTTTTGTGTCTGTCCCATAATGTAACCTGCTTGACCCATATGTCTGTTTCCAGCTGGCTTTGGGGTGTCCACATTGTAGGAATTAAGGTCTGTAGAACCTAGTAGCATCTGGTCTAAACCTTCTCTGTATAGAGAACCTTCACTAGCTTCGTTCATCACACCTTGTTTGGACATTTGTCCCATGATGTAACCTTTATCGTAAGTTCCTTTTGGCATGTTTACCTCCTTTTAAGTTAAAATTATGCTCCCATATTCGGATCGCTGAATATTCTTTCCATCTCTCTATTTAAGTTAGTCATTGGGTCTCCGTCTCCCAATGCTCTCTTTCTAGCTGGTTTCAAATTGTCTTCTGTTATTCTTGCCTCTGTATCTGCTATACTTTGTGCTGCTTTTTGTCTATCTCTTTGTCTTTGTATTTCTTCATTTCTTTCTCTAATGTTAGGGTCTATTTCAGGCATTATGCTCATCATCTCTCCCTTGCCTTCTAAACCTGTTTGAGGAAGTATTAATTTACCTGCACCTTTTGCAATTTTACCAACTGTTTTTACAGGTCTCATAAACCTGCCTCCTAAACCTTCAAGAACAGCACCGGCAGCAGCACTTCCTATTTTACCTAAATTACTATTTCTATCAGGTAATAAATCTACAATTTGATCTGCTGTGTCTGAAACATATCTTGTTGCATCATTAACAAATTCATCAAGAGTGCTCATTTCCATTTTATTTTTTAATTTAAATAATTTTGATATGTCTTCTCTGTTACTTAAATCTAAATTGTTTTCTTTTGCTATTTTATCTATTTGATTATCTACGTCTGGATTAGTATTATCTGTTACAAAATTAACGTCATCTCCTTTAATAACAGCTTTCTTTTCTACTTTTCCGTCTAATGTATTTATTGCTTTTTGTCTAGCGTTTTCTTCACTATCCCCTTGCTCCATAAATATTTCTGTAAGTTCTTTTATATCCTCTTGTCTTGCTTTTACATCGTCTATTATTTTTTTTCTTAAACTTTTTTGTCTATCTACTTTTTTAGATTTTTTTGTTATGTCTCTTGTTTCTTCAATATCACTACCAGTTATAGTTCCTACTTTTGTAGAGCCAGTTGGTTTATTTGCTAAAAGATTTAATCTATCTGTTTTAGGCATCCACGAAAGAAAATTTCTCCCTGTAATTAAATATCTTGCTTGAGGAACATTTTGTTCTTCTACATATTCTATGAGCCCATCGGGCACTGATAAATTATTTTCTTTTATGAAATCTACAAGGTTATTAGAACCAGAAAAAGCTATAAATCTATTATCTACAAACTCTCCAATATGATTAATAGCACCTTCTCTATCATTTACACTCACATAATTGTTTTCTGTTTTAGTATCTGCTATACCTTGAATAATATTTATTATACCTTTGTAGAATGCTCCGGCAAATTCAGGGACACCTTCCGTGGCTAAATATCTTCCTTTTGCAATTTTACGTAAAAGTGCTCTTGAAGGATCGCCAGCTTCAGCTACTTCTTTTCCAGTTACATAAGTTTCTATAGACCCTGCTCCATATTTGGCTTTTAAACCGTCTGTAACTATATTGTCTACAGCCTCTGCAGAAGGAAATAAAGGCCCTGAAGTTCTACCCTCTTGTTCTGCTATTTTTAAAGCATTGTGAATTAGAACCTTACCTAAAACAGTAAAGTTTACTTGTTTATAACCTTGTTTTAGCTCCCATCCAGAAGCGTGTAAATTATACTTACCTCCGTATGTAGACCCCTCACCTACTGCGTTTTGTTCTTTTATAAAATTTTCTATTCTTAAACCTTTTGTTTCTTTTGCTCTATGACCAGTTAAATTCATATATTGAGCAGTTATTTTACTTAAAGGATTATTAATACCATTTTCTATTTCTCTTAATGTAGCATATATGTCATTAGGAAGGTCTACTATTTTTCTACCTCTTCCTGTACCTGTTCCTGTTTGTGCTTTTACTTTACGACCTGTTCTAGTGCCAAAAAATTCTGTAAAGTATCTTTGATTTGTATCATACCCTGAATATTTTGTAATTTGATCAAATACAGTTTCTAGGCTAGTCCCATAACTAAATCCTTTTTCTTTTATTTTTTTAGCTACATATTCTAAATTAGTTGGGTTTTTAAATTCTTCGATTGGCATATCTAATACAGACGTTTTATTAGGTAATTTTAAATTTTCCCAATTTTTAAGATATGAACTAAAAGCATTAATAGCACTGTTTTTCCACGGGTCAGCACCTTCACTTTTTAATATTTTTGGATTATTTTCTATAAGTTTTTTTATAGCACTATTAATAGTTTTACTATTTAAGTTTACTTTTTCATCCCCTTCAGCAAGTATACCTCTAGTAGCTATTGCTTCAAGAATTACATCTCTTACTTTTGTTTCACCCGTTGCCATAATTAATACCCAAATACCTGATCTTGTGGTTCATATTGTTGTGTTTGTTTCATCATCCTATGTGGAGAATGCACATTCATTAAACTTCTACTCATTACCATATACCTCAACGCATCGTAAGCATGATCTTCAGCTTTCGTATCCACATCTTCAGGGTTAGTTTTAGATATAGGTAGTGTAGGTAGAGTCCTGATTGTATTGTTGCACGTAGAAAAAAAGCGAAGCCTAGGAGTACCATGGTCATCACAGGCTAATCTCCTGTGGACTTCTATCTTCCCTGCAATTCTGTTCCTGTCTGCTGGTGTCCATCGTGCTCCTCTTCGTATCATAGTCTCGGCAATAGAAGGCCCCAAACCTGTTCTGTTCCAACAGGAAGAATCCAGCGTTGCCTGCTGCATTGGTGGGTCTTCTCTTTCCATTTGTACTATCAAATCTCCTAACCTTTCTCCTGTGAACCCTTTTACATAGAGTTCTCTATAAATCCATATGTTATTGTCCCAATCTATGGCTCCCCAGAGGATACATGAGGGTGAAGAATACCCATAATCGCCTGATCGTATCCTAGTCCAGCCAGATGGCACATCAAACGGCTCTACAACGTGTGTCTCACGGCTAAATTCAGTGAAAGCAGAGCCATCTGCTACGTCCCAGTCACCTTCTAACAACCTTTTTCTCTCTATTTCAGGCAAAGACATCAACATTGCTTCATATTGACCGTCTTCAAACAAATATGGGTTGTCTGTTAACCTCGCAGGCACGAATTTGCGTAAAAATAACGGCTGATCGGCCTTTGGGTGGTTCACTGGGTACTTTAAAACCTTACCAGTGTCAAAATCCTTAGCCCAGAAGGGGTCATTTGGTGGATTTGGGTCGATATACATCTTTTTTACCCACCAACCACCGGTTCCTCCGGGGTTTGCTGTACATCTCATGTACATTCCTAAGTCTTTATCCGTTGTTCTCAGTCGAGAACGTAAGTAATTCCACACATACGGTGTGGGATACTGTGTAATTTCGTCTATTCCTATCCAATTGAACGCTTGTCCTTGGTATCTAGTCACGTCTCGGTCATCATCTACGTATGAAAACCATATCCTAGCACCTGATGGGAACTGCCAGATGGACTTTGCCTCCTTAAATACAGCTCCGGGGAACGCTTTTGGATAGAGTTGCTTGCTTTTGTCTATCAATTCGGTCAATTCTGCCAGTGTTCTTCTTAACAGCAAGCCCCTATGGTTGGGATTTGATGCATCTCGCAGCACATCTGCTAATAATGCATAGGATTTTCCCCCTCCTGCTGCTCCTCCGTATAAGACATCTCTTTCAGGTGACTCAAGGAACATAGTCTGTGGGCCTTCGTTAGCCCTGAATACTACGTCATGGTGCTGTAAATGCTCACGTACAGCTTGAGGCACCTTCTTCAAGTCCTCATCTGTGATCACACTGACGGACTTCTGTCTTCCCTTCAGAGCATTGTCCACCTTGACAGCAGCTTCTTGAGCTTCCTTGGCTGAACGCCTCGCTTTCTTAGCCTGTTTCGTCAGTCTTTCAGCTCTTCGCTTCTTTTCAGATAGCTGTCTCTGAGTAGCCAATCTGGCCTTCATCTTTCTAGACCAGTTATAACTCGTCTTAGGTTCTCCCTCTTTCTTGGGAGGTCTACCTCTTTTTGGTTTCTGTTCTTCTGTCATCTATCTAAGTGTACACCTATTTTCATTCGCTTTGTCAGACCGGGATTTGATATCTTCCTACCCGATGCTACACTTAGCCATCTCGCAGCTTTTGCAGGCCCACAGCTGTTTGCGAATGTAAACGCCTTTTCTAACAATTCCAACTCTTTCTCTATAGGAATATATTCTTTTCCATCCTCTGATAGTTCATATCCAAATGGGATGGTTGATGTTGTTCTTCTCAATTACTCACCGTACATGTCAACTGTTCAGGGCACATACCCTCATAGGTAACAATAGTAAAACTATCCTGATTAGGAAATCTGTATCTACATTGCATACCTTCCATATCGTTGCTGTTGTATGGTCTATACTCAGACAGCTTACAACTTATATATCTCTCGTGTTTAGGAAACCTCTTACCAAACATACTAGCGTGTGCCTGATCGTATCCTTCGTTTATACAGATGGCGTAGCCCGTTTTAAACTCACCACAGAGTTCGTGTGCGTTTACTTTACTAGCTACTGCTGTGGCAATCCATATCATCATGGCTGCTGCTAATAATGCTACCACTGTTATAGAAGATATCTCTATCATCTTTCTCTGTCTCTCTTGCTGTTTGTAAATCATTTCTTGTCTTTGTTTTCTAATTTTTCCTTGCATTTGCAAAAGTTCATTCCATGCATTCGGCCCATGTGCAAGGTTAATGAAATTCCTAAGTTCATTCTCCATCGCTTGAGCTTTTTTCTTAGCTGCGAAAGCATTTAACGCCTCCTCTTCAATAGACGCACCCGCAAATATCTTTTTAAATAGCGGAGGCTTCTGCGACATCTTTTGAGCTTGGTTGATATCGGAGCAAGCACCCATCCATCTACCCATATCTCCATACATGCTTTCCACGTCACGACCCACCTCAAAGCCTTTCTTAATGACGTTAAAAGCTGCAGTTGCTGTAGCCAGTGCCGTAACTGGATCAACCATACTTTCATACCCTTCCTCTGTTTTTTAAAGTTTCTTATTTGCATAATGCTTTTAAGATTTTACTTTCTTCAATCCTTTTTTTCTCTTGTAATAAACAATATAAAAATTGCTTACTCATAACACACCTCCTAATTAAAGTTAGTGCGTTTCTTCGGTCTTCCCTACTTCCGACTCTTTCGAGTTAAACGGTTGCTGTTTTTTTCTATCCTTCTGTATCTTCTCTAGTTCACTAATCGTGTAATACTCTTTCGTTACAAAATCCAATACCAAACAGGCTATGCTCATACTGTTCTTGTTATCTTTACTGGTCTAGGATTTTGTGGATATGGTTTACCTTTTTTATAACTATACTTAAAAGGTTTAGCTTTTTTATTTTTTTTCTTCTTTACCTCTTGTTCACCCGGTACAGGCACGCCTTTTCTTCTAAGTATTTCTTTTAATCTCTCTTCTTCTTCTTTTTGCACTCTAGGGTTGTTAGTACGCTCCATGTCGTGCTCAATATCTGCCATGTCTTTTTGTGCTTCTCTTTTATAAAATTCTTCAAATGCTTTTTCTTGTTCGTCCATTTTATACTCTTACCTTCCTTGGTTGGTTGCTGTATACTTTACCGCCTTTCATATATTTATTTTTTACCACTCCACCTTTTCTTTTTTTCTTTCTTGTAATACTAGGAAATCTTTTACCTAATTCAGGGTTTTCTTTTAATTTTTTTTGCATATACATTTCTTGTTCAACATCTATTTCTGCACTTGGGTAATACTCTCTGCTTAGTTTTGGATTCGGCATCAGACGATAATCAGGAACATACCCAAGTCTTCTGTAATCTCTCATGTCTCTAGTATAAATTCCTTGGTGTTCATCTGCCATTTCTTTTTCCATTTGTTCACCTACTGGCAAATCTCTATAACTTTCTAAACGTCTTTCATAAGGTGATTCAACATAATCAGAATCATATTTATTATATTTATTTATTTTTTCTAAAACATCTAAACCTCTATGTTCTAATTCGTGTAGTAACGTAACAAGCTCATCTACTTTTCTGGCTTTTTCTATTTCGTGTTTCTCTGTAAGTTTTCTTCGAGACCTTTGTAAAAACTGACCAAAGTCTTGGTTAGGTAATTGTGTAAGACGTGTTCTTGGTTTATTACCTGCACTTGTTATTCTACTTTTACCCATTCTTTTATCTCTAGCATCTATTGCATAATATGTAGGAGGAGAATAATTTTCGTACACTTGTATTTTATCACTGCCCGGATCGTATGAACCTTTTAAGAGTGTCATTCTGTCAAAGCCGATACCAGAAGTAAAACTAGATTCTATATTTAATAGTCTTTTCTTATAATTTTCAGGAGTAATTTTTCCTGCGTCAAAAGCATAAGAGTCTAAACCTATTTTTGCTAACGGCCTGTCTTTTAAGTATGGTAATAAAGCTGCTTGAAATTCAGCATCTGCCATAGTCAATGCTGCTATTTTTTTTGGATTACTTTTAAGATGTTCAAGAAAATATTCATCTGTTTTTGTTCTTTTGTATTTGTGTGTAAAATATTTTTCTAAGTCAGGAGCATCTAAAGCCTCTGCTAACTCTTTTCCATAAGTATCATGATAAATTTCTCTACCTGCCACCACTTCTGCTTTTGGCGTTTCTTTTTTCTTTTCTTTTGGCTCAGAAGTAATTTTCATCAGTCTTCCACACTCACAGTAGGCATCTCCTTCTTGGCAGGCATCAATACCACACCGTGAAGTAACTTACCT